TGTAAAAATAAAAATCTTTTGGTGTTTAATGCATAGACTAACGCACCACTACAAACAATCTCTTTCATACTAGTAATTATTCTAGTATGCAATTCTCCAAGTGCCATCTGGATATTCGCCTTCGTAGCTCATAATCCATTCTGACCCTGTCCATTTGTATTGTATACCTGTTTTTAAGTTGGTTGTATAAACTTCATTTGTAGTGTTTGCGGCTATAAGTACTCTGCGCCATTTACTTCCATCCCATTCTACAATGTCGTTTTGTTTAGCAGCAAAGTCTGTTCCGTCAGCATTTTTCCATGCAGCTGGCCCTTCGTTATCAAGATATAGTTCATATTCGACTACACTTCCTGCAGGAATACCTTGAGGAATATTAATAATATATTCGCCGTCTGGGTTACTAGATTCTGGTATAACTTCGACATCGATTTGAGTACCGTCTACGTATACAGTTTCTCCTCTGCCACCTCCTACACTGCTTACATCAGTAAATGTAACACCTGTGCGTATTTGGAAAATTGTGTTAGTAGTTGTAAAAGTATCTCTATGTACGTGTCCTATATTACCTAATAATAAGATACGTGGATTAGTTTCTGCTAAGTTTTGTGGATTTCCTTTAGCTGGATCTATAATAGCGTCAATGGTTGTTCGATTTTCAATATATGTATCATCAGGCAATGTGTCTTCATCAATATTAACTATTAGCTCTGTTTCGTCAGTTGTATTAATAGCAACAGTACCTATAATTTCAAATCCATTTGATCTTTGTAATCTAAGTTCTGTAATACCAGATTCAAACTCAAATGGCATTGATTTCAAATATCCTGTCCAAGTTTCAGCACCTACAATAGCATTCTTTCCAATTAGTTTAGCAATACCATTCATAAACAATAGATCATAATTATTATGGCTAGTTGTAATTAATGTTGTTTCTGTTCCGAGTGCTTCGCGCTTACCTGGTAAAGTTTTTGGATTTTCGTCACCGACTACTTCTGCTTCTTTTACTAAACTCTGTGCGTAAGCAGTATCGTTTATATTAATTTCTAATCCGTCATCTGCAAACATAGCAGTAATAATATTTGTAATAACTCCTAGCTTTTTAACTTTAACAGGTGGACTAATATAGATAGGCATTTCAAAAGTAAGTTGTGCAATATCTATTTCTGACTCAGTTCCTGTAGGTATTGATCGTGAGCTAAAATTAATATTAGTTAGGTTAATAACACTCAAACTAGTCCAATCAATGTAGTTGTCTGTACTTTGTATTTCTAGACTTGGATTGAATAACATTAGTATTTGTTCTAATATTTGAAGTTTTTGATCAGTGTTAGTTGACCAAACATCTACATTAACTGTAAGGGTGTACGGTGTTGGCATTATACGTTCAATTGTATAATTTTTGCCTTCTCTTTTTAAATATTCATCTCCGTTAGCATCATATGCACGTTCTCTAATATTTAATTTATTAACGTAGCTGCTATCAGCTAGACGTGCAGTATCCATTTCAAGACCTGTAATATATACTGACATTCTCGGAGCACTTGGTATTTTGTTCTCTGAATTATCACGTATAATAGCACCAACTTGTCTTGTTAAATCTCCGTACATAACAGGAATTTTAACAAGATTGCCCTTGGCATCCTTATAACCAAACTCTCCCATCATACGAATTATTTGTGTAATGTAACGTCTAATTTGTTGATCGTAAAAATGCTGCATTAGTTATCCGCCTTAGGTTTAAGTGCTTTTGACAGGCTTTGTTTCTCGTTAAATGTTTCACCTGCAACAGTAGTAGTTGCGTCATCATTATTAATAAACGTACCTTTTTGGTTATTTGCTGTATCGGCACCATAAAGATCAGCACGTTTAACGTCTTGCACTTTATTCCATCTATTTGCTTTAAATTTAAAAAGTCTATTAGGCAAAAAGTCTGTTCTCATAAAATAATCACCATCTTGTGGATTTGGCGGAAATGCAATTCCGTGTCCAAACGGTTCTCCGTTAGGTGCAATGTCACCACCAATTATATATCCTTTATAACCTGGACGATCAGGCTTTGCCATTTCCTTCAGTCCGTCTGGACCTTCTGTTTCAGTAAGTTCAGTTTCGCCACTATCGGTAGTTTGTAAAGAGTAAAAATGACTAATATCATAACCGCTTTGTTGTACTTCTTCTGTTGCTTCGTCTTTAACTGCTTGGGTAATTTGCATTTCTTTTTCATAAGTTGAAAGCAAATCACGAAGTGTATCGTTACTTCCTTCTTCCGCAGGCAAATCAAGTATGTCTTTAAATTCTTGTCCGTCGTATATTTGTTTTAACTTTAACCTATACAAGTGTGGATACCAAGTTTGCGAAAATCCTTCCGCTGCACGATTAACGTCTTCAACAACATAAAATCTTTTCAGTGCTATACTAGCATCATTTTCTGCATATTCATCTATCAAGTGAGGCAGTTCTAGTACATCACCTGGCATTATTTTTCTACCTAGTGTTTTAACACTACTACGAATGTGTACAGTTAAAAACAATGTATCATTTGATAAGAACAAGCCAAATTGACTTAGATCAAAGTCAATGTCTTGCACATTGTAAATACCTCTAATTCTGTAGATATCAGGATCGTATTTTCTGTCACGGTTTTCTAAAAACACCATGTCTTGTATTTGCGTATGATCTTTTACTGTTTCACCGTCATCTGTGCCTATATACTTGTAAATATGTAGATCAGTGCCGCCAACAGTAAACATTTCCTGGATTTGTTTATCTAGGAATTCGTAATCTTTTCCGCGCTCTGGTTTGTATAAAGATAGTCTTGGCATACACATATTTATCGTAACGATAAATACTATGACGGAGAACTTTCATATGGCATCATTACAAACAAAAAAACAAGAAGTATTTGATTATGTTTACGCTATGTTAGGCGGTGGCATGGTCGATGTTGAACTCGATCCAGTGCATTATGAAACAGCATTGACGAAGGCACTTACACGACTTAGACAGCGTTCAGACAATTCTGTTGAAGAATCATACTTCTTTATGCCAACTGTTGTAGATCAGAATGATTATACATTGCCTAATGAAATTGTAGAAGTTAGAAAAATCTTTCGTAGAAGCGTAGGTTCGAGAACTGGCGGAGGAGATGGCGGAACATTGTTTGAACCATTCAATCTTGCATACACAAACACATATCTATTGAGTTCAACTAACATGGGCGGACTTGCAACATATGATATGTTTAGTCAATACCAAGAACTTGTAGGACGTATGTTTGGATCATTTATAGAATTCAAATGGAATACTACAACCAAAAAGTTAACACTACTACAACGTCCAAGAGCAGAAGAAGACCTACTGCTATACTGTTACAACTATCGTCCAGACGAGCAATTACTAGACGACTATCTTACAAAGCAATGGATCAAAGATTATACACTTGCTAGTTGTAAGTTTATGCTAGGCGAAGCAAGAAGCAAGTTTGCTACTATTTCAGGTCCGCAAGGTGGATCAACTCTAAACGGTGATGCCCTAAAAGCAGAAGCACAAGCCGAAATGGAAAAACTTGAGCAAGAAGTTAGTCAAGCAGTTGCTGGCGGCACAGGCTACGGCTTCACTATTGGCTAATGTTAACGCTATAATCTAAGTCTATTGTAAATACAGTATGACATATTTTGAACGCAAAGAAGCAAATCGTTTTTACTGGATGGTCAAAGGTCAACTTATTCCCGACAGCTGGAGTGATAAAGATATCATGTCTACTTACGAATCATATTTCCGTAGACTATGGGGTAATCACGAAAGAGCTCAATATGCTGAGTTAGGGTTTGAAGCAGCCTGGGCCCAACGCCAAGCAAAAAAACGGTTGACAATAACATAATAATCTTTTATAATATATAGATATTATACGGAGATTAATTAATGCTACCTAAACTTTTGGTTGTTGGTCACGGCCGTCACGGCAAAGATACTGTATGCGAGATGTTAGAAGCATACGGATACACATTTCAATCTAGTTCTAAATTTTGTAGTGAATTGTTTATATTTGACAACCTAAAAGACAAGTACGGTTATGCTAACGAAGAAGAATGTTACGCAGATCGTCACAACCATCGCACAGAATGGTATAACATGATACACGATTATTGTAAAGATGATCTAGCACGTCTTGGACGTAATCTATTTGCAAAAAACAAGATTTATTGCGGACTACGAAATAAGCGTGA